TCGGTCTCGGGCGTTGTCTTGACTGCATTTTTCGGTGCTCCACTCCTCATCATCGTGCCGCTCACAGCCGTGTTGAAAGTCATCGCGGGGGCAGTTTTGTGAAGCTGGTCAATAAAGAACTGGGGACGCTGCCGCGAGACATGATCGACAAAATCAAAGCAGCGATTGGTCTGTTTGGTCAAAAGGGTTCTCTGCGACTAGACGCGGAGAACGCCAAGGTCAACATACCGATTAACGACGATTTGTCCATCGACGTTTTCGCCCCTAACACCATCCACTACCAGTTCGTGGATCAGCGACTCATTGTCACATTCGATCAACAGCCGCTAGTGTGCTACCGCGGTAGCGGCCTTCTCAGTAAGTACCTGAAGTCGGTGACTGCCGGGCCGGAAAAAATCACACTCGACCTTGGGTGGGTAACCGCCAGCTTTGACTTGGAGTAACCATGAGAGTCGATCTGAAAGACGTACCCGGACCACTGGTATGTGTCTCCGTGAAGTACCCGCTTACCGAACCGATCAACTCTATGATCGACCGACACTACCACAAAGACTTCGAAGTCGGTGACGTCACAGACGCATGGGTCACGGCATGGCAATGCGATTCTCGTGGTGAGCAGGTGGGTGACGCCCATGTGCTTCATTCGCCGCCGCCGGGTGACCCAGCCCCGCCCGAGGATGACGGGGACCATGACGGGGACCATGACGGGGACCATGACGGGGACCATGACGGACCGCCGCCCGGTGAACCAGCCCCGCCCGAGGAAGATCAGCCGAGGATCGCAATCAAATATCGAGACGAGGATGAAACGCAAGACTCTCCCGAAGTCGGCGCTGACTGACATGAACTTTGAGGACGTTACCGGCAGAATCCTCAACAACTACGGACCAAGCCGGGTGGAAGCCAAAACCCAATGTCCGCCGAATTGCTCGACGATTTTCGAGCCAGCATCATCGACGGACTCAAGACCCGAACTCTCACGACCTGCCTTCGATGGGCCAATTATCGCCGGGTAATGGGACACCCTTTTCCCGGCCCGTACACCACGAAGTACCACCCGTGGTGTGCCGAGATGCACAATTCAAAGGCACCGTTCAACTATGCCCGTAAGGGCGCGCAGCTTGGCGTCACGGAAGTCGCGATCAACCGAGCGTTCTACACGCTCGATCAACTGAAGCGAGATGTTCTCTACGTTCTGCCGACTACGTTGAACGCCGGCGACTTTTCGAAGGCACGATTCAATACGGCGTTGGCCGAGTCGCCCTACCTCAAGGGGCTGTTCACAGACACCAACGCGATCAATCTGAAGCAGGCCGGGTCGAATACCCTCTACATCCGCGGGAGTCGCGGCGACTCGAACCTGAAGTCGATCCCCGTCAGCGAGCTAATTCTCGACGAAGTCGATGAAATGGCTCAACGACAAATCTGGCTTGCTCTCGAACGTCTGAGCGGTCAGAAGATCAAGAACGTATTCGGCCTCTCGACGCCGACGATTCCGGAGCGGGGTATCGACCTGCTCTATAAGGACTCGACTCAAGAGACGTTCAACTTCCGATGTCCGTCGTGCTCGCGATGGACTGAGCTAGTCTGGCCGGACTGCATTGAAGTCATCGGCGAGTTTATCGGCGACCCTCGCTGCCATGAATCATACCTGAAGTGCAAGGAATGCAAGAACAAGTTGTCGCATGAGGCGAAGCCGGAGTGGTTGTCAACGGCCAAGTGGGTCGCCAACAACTCCAACGCGAATACCGACGTCCGCGGCTTCGCGATCAGCCAGTTGTACTCGTTCACGGTCACACCGGGCGAGATCGCGGTAGCGCATTTCCGCGGACTGGGTGACGAGTACGCGAACAAAGAATTCCACAACAGCAAGCTCGGCCTGCCGTTCATCGGCGACGGTGCCAAAGTCACGGATGAAATGATTGGTCGATCGGTACGTCCCCATACGATGGACGCCCCACGGCCGAGAGTCGGCGGCGATCGTCTCATTACTCTTGGAGTCGATCAGGGGAAATGGAGTTATTGGACTATTGTTGAGTGGATGATCCAAGGTGATCCCGGTTACGACGTAAACTCGGCAGCCCTTGCAAAGGTATTGGCCGCCGGCAAGTTTCTGGAAGACGACTGGGGACGTTTGGACGAGTTGATGCGAGAGTTTCAGATTCTCGCCTGTGTAATCGACGCCGACCCGCAGATCAATGAAGCGAGGCGTTTCGCAAGGCGTTTTCCCGGCTACGTCTGGTTGTGTCGGTATCGTCGCGGTCAGACCGGGAAGGAAATGAGTGAACAGGATGGCGACACAGGTGCCCCGTTGGTGACGGTAGATCGCACGTCGTGGATGTCAGCAACGCTCAGTCGTTTCAAAAGTGACCCTACACGAATCCATTTACCGGCAGACATCAGTGCCGAGTTTCGCGAACACCTGAAGTCTCCGGTCAGAACGTATCAGAAGCCGGAGTCACCTAAGAACGAAAAGAAACAGAAGGAATCCGAGTCTCCGGTTGCTGTTTACGTTGAAACAGGCCCCGACCATTACGCACATAGTTTGACGTATGCTGAGATCGCCCTTCCTCTGGCGCAGTCGATCACCACTGGGCAAGACGTTAAGGCGTTCTTATGAAAATCCGGCACGTCAAGAATCTCGCAAAGGAATTGCCCACGCTGCATAAGCTGGATGAGAAACTGTTCAGCGACGTTTGCTTCAAAGAGAACAGTGAATGGTGGGTCGCAGAGGACTATAGGCCAATTGCATTCGCTGGCCTTCACCTTTATCAGCAGCCAAAAGTCGCGTTTCTTTGTCGAGTCGGCGTATTGCCGAGCCATCGCGGCTTTGGATTGCAGAGACGATTCATCCGAGTGCGAGAGCAGTATGCCGTTCGCCGAGGTTATGATCGCATCGTGACCTACACTGAACGAAACAATTACGCGAGTGCGAACAACCTCATCCGGTGTGGTTATCGACTGTATCACCCCCGGTGTGAATTCGGTCTGAAGGATTCACTGTACTTCGAGAAGCAGTTGTGAGCGAATTCATCACGGCCATTCAGTCGATCCATCCGACAGTCAGAAGCGACTCGTTGGATTGGACGAAATGGCGTTTGACATACGAGGGCGGCGACGATTTTCGAAACCGGTATCTCGAACAGTTCACGACTCGTGAGTCTGCATCTGATTTCCAACTGCGGAAGAAACTGACACCCGTGCCGCGGTTTGCCGGCGCGGCGATCGACGACATCCGAAACTCCATCTTCCAGCGAATGCGTGACATCACACGCGTCGATGGAAGTCAGAGTTACCAAGAGGCCGTCCAAGGTAATAAGGGCGGGGTCGATCGAAACGGGAACTCGATGAATGCCTTCCTCGGCACCGAGATTCTCACAGACCTTCTCGTCCTCGGCAAAGTCGGCGTGTTCGTCGATAACAGCGCCGTGGTCGGTCCGACGATGGCCAGTGGATCATCCAAACCATACCTGTACCCGTACCCGCTAGAGAGCATTCTTAACTGGCGCAGGGACGACCCGGAGAATCCCAAAGAGTTTCAAGCGATTATGCTGAGAGATCAGAGCCTCAGCTTCGATCCGCTGACGTTGATGCCATCAGGGATCGAGACTCGTTTTCGCAAGCTCTGGCTTGAAGACGGTCGCGTTCGACTTCAGTTCTACAACAAGTCCGGTCAAGAGATCGGGCGTGATGGCAACCCGAGCGGTCCGATCGACCTCGAACTCGATCGCATCCCGTTCGTCTTGATCGACCTCGGACGGTCGCTCATCAAGGACGTCGCTGACTATCAGATCGCCCTTCTGAACCTTACGTCCAGCGACATCTGGTATGCCCTCAAAAGCAATTTCCCGTTCTACGTGGAGCAACGCGATCAGCGAGCGATTGGCTCACACCTGAAGCGAGTCCCGACTGCGGATGGTACTGCGGAAGCCGGCGGTCAGACCGCGGCTGATGAAGATGCCCGCGTGGGCACCACGCAGGGTCGCTATTACGATCTGAAAGCCGCACAGCCGGCGTTCATCAACCCGTCGCCGGACCCGTTGAAGGCGTCGATGGAATTGCAGGATAAATTCGAGGCGAAGATTCGACGACTGGTCAACCTCGCAGTCGCGACATTGTCGAGTCGTCAGTCTGCGGAGTCGAAGTCGATCGACAATCAGGGACTCGAAGCCGGACTGTCCTTCATCGGGCTTGTGTTGCAGACAGCGGAGCGTCAGATCGCCGAGCACTGGTCGGCCTACGAGCAACGGCAGGTGTCCCGCCGTCGAATCCCAACGATCACATACCCGGATCGTTACTCACTGAAGAACGACAACGATCGCATCGAAGAGGCGGACAAGCTGTCCGACTTGATGTTCCGAGTCCCGAGTCAGACGGCAAAGAAAGAGATCAGCAAGTCGGTCATCAACACGTTGATGAGCGGTCGCATCTCGGTCGAGACCCTGAACAAGATCAACAAAGAGATCGACGAATCGCCGTACCTCACGTCCGATCCGAAAACGATTCTTGAAGCCGTGAAAAGCGGGTTGGTTGGTGAACAGGTCGGCTCTATCGCACTTGGATTCAAGGACGACGAGTACCTCACCGCGCGTGAGGATCATGCTCACCGGATCGCACGGATTCAGGCTGCTCAGACTCCGGACAATCCGGCCGCCCGCGGCAATCCAGACGCCGATCCGAATCCTAAGTCGGGCGAGGAAGAACGAGCCGCGGCGACTAATGTTGATGAACAGCCCGATCGGAAAGAACCGGTCAGGGGCGAAGGCCAATAACCCCGCCGATGGACGATCGGCTCGACTCCTGATCTCGATCGGGAGTCTATTTTCAATGTTCACTACGTAGTGAACCCCGCTGAGTTGGAGATCAAAGATGTCTGCCGCAGTCGAAGTCGTCAAGTCCGGCGTGAAGGACTTCAGCCACGGTCAAACCACAGTTGGTGCGACTGCGGTGAAACTTGTCGAAACGAGCCACGCGGTGTATGGCGTGGCGATTGTTCCATCAGTTGACACCGGGCAAAGCGTTTACGTGGGCGGGGTAGGTGTGACCGCAGCGACAGGTCTGCTTGTCCCCGCCGGTGGGATTCTCATCCCCGTGTCCGACCCGTCCAAACTGTTCGTTGTCGCAACGGCCGCCGATCAAACCGTGACTTGGATGGTCCTGTAAATGCTTTTAGTCGTTAGCCAAAACGATGACTTTGGGGCATTTGCCCTACCCGAGGCTACCGGCACGTTCGAGACGTGGGCGGCAGACGTTGGCGATTCTTTCGCGTGTGCGATTGACAAAGACGGGAACCTGTTTGTCGCTGGTACGAACCTCTACAAACTCAGCCCTGTTGATGGGAGCGTGATCTGGGGTCCGGTCGCGATCGGGGCGCAAGCACACGGACTTGCAACCGACAGCAACGGTAACATCTTTGTAGCACACTCTCTGTTTAGCAACCAGTCAATCTCGAAGTATGACCCGACCGGCACCCTTGTGATCCGAGCTAACACTGGTGCGAATTCGAGAGGCGTGTTTGTTGATGGGGCCGGTAACGTCTATGTGACCTATGACCGAACGATCGTCACGGACACAACCAAGAAATTCAACAATGCTCTGACTTCGGTATTGCTGACGATGGATTACGGCACGCACACGCAGTCTGTGTATGTTGGCGACGACGGTAAAATCTACGTCGTCGGAAACAGTGTCGCGGAACCCAGAGTCAAGATTTTCGATACCGATGGGACATTGCTGAATTCATTCGGCCCCTCGTCCGTAACTGTCACCGCGATTGTCGTTGATGCTGCCGGTAACTTTTACATCGCTGAGCAGCACACCACGTCGGATAACGTCAAGAAATTCAATTCCGCAGGTGTTGAGCAGTGGGGCTACGCGGCAACTGAAACTCCCCGCGCACTGGAACTGGACGTAGACGGGAATCTCTACGTCCCAATGTTTGCGGTCGGGGTCGCGACAAACATTGCCAAACTTGATCCGGACGGGAACGAGTTGTGGAAAACCACGGGTGATGGCACGAGCGCGCGGTACTGGCAGGTTCGCTCAACAATCAGCCCCCGGATTGCCGGTCTCAGTGCGGGTGCAGCGGCCGGCGGCTCACGATTCCTGTCTGGCTTGAGTTACTCGCGATGGGGGGTGTTCTAAATGCTAACTCTCCCCTTCTACGGCACAGTCCTTGAGGCCACATCGTACTTTGATAATCGGCTGCATTCGACGGTATGGTTCAACGCCAGCGCGCCAAACCGAAACGCCGCATTGATTCAATCGGCACGCATCATTGATGGATTTGCCTTCAAAGGTCAGAAGACCGACCCCGAACAGTCGTTGGAGTTCCCCCGCGGAACAGACACCGAAGTTCCGCAGGACATCAGAATCGCCGCCTACGAAATCTCCATCAATCTACTCGATGGTCGCGACCCTGAGATGGAACTCGAAAGCATGGCTGTGACTTCGGAAGGATACTCGTCGGTTCGAACCACGTATAACCGTGACGCGGTGCCAACAGAACATCTCATCAACGGCGTCCCTAGTGCAACGGCATGGAGACTCATTCGGCCCTATTTGAGGGACGACAATACCCTGAAATTGTCTCGCGTGTCTTAATGAAGCGATACGCAGATTCACAACCGTAGCGAAAATGTAACCGAGCAACTTTCGCACAACGGGAACCTTACCAAAATCGGGAGAGCTTCAAATGAGTTTCGACGAACTGTTCTACCTGTCTCTTCCCTTCATCGCTGCGTTTGACGGTGACGATCCCCCGGCCGACGATCCCCCGGCTGACGATCCCCCGGCTGACGATCCCCCGGCAGGTAAATCCTTCACGCAGGATGAGGTCAACAAATTCCTTGCCGACGACAGGCGGAAACACCAAACCAAACTCAAGCAGGTAGAAACGCGTCTGCAAGAGACGCTAAAGAACAAGGGGCTGTCTGAAGAGGAGCGGGCAAACCTCGAAGAGAGTCTTGAGGACATGCGGAAGCAGATCAGGACCAAGGACGAGCAAGCCACGCACGAGAAGAAGAAGCTGGAAACGAAGTACACAAAGGAGCTTGAAGAACAAAAGGAAGCCGCAAAGACGTGGGAGTCGAGATACCGCAACTCGATGATTGAGCGATCTTTGCAGGACGCGGCGGTTTCCGGGGACGCATTCAGCGCCTCGCAGATCGTTGCCCTTCTCAAACCGACCTCGAAACTCATTGAAGACGAGGGCGGTAAATTCAAACCGGTCGTGGATATTGACACCACGAACGATGCGGGTGAATCGGTCGTTTTGCAATTATCGCCGGCTGAGGCCGTCGAACACATGAAGAACGACCTTGCACGATTCGGTAACTTGTTCAAGTCGAACGTAGTGCCGGGTATCGGTTCGAATTCGGCAACCGGCGGCCTTGCTCCGGGTAAGGACGGCAGAATTGATTTGAAGAAGCTGGCGGAAGACCCCGTTGCCTATCGTGAGGCGCGGAAGAAAGGTCTTCAAGTCTAAGACCAGCTTGCTCGGCCTCTGGTAACTAACAAACAAAGGGTTGATGATGAAGAATCTGTACTTGTCCCATGCCATGATCGCTTCGTTCGCCAGTCTGACGGACGGGAACAACGACGCGTTCATTCCGGATGTTTGGGCACAGGAAAGCCTGATGATTCTGGAAGAAAATATGGTCATGGCGAACCTTGTCCATCGTTCCTTCGAAGCTGAGATTTCCGAGTTCGGAGATGTCGTGAAGACCCGCCGGCCGGATGACTTCAAGGTTCGCCGGAAGACCGATGCCACGACCTACAAGCGGCAGGACGCGAAGTCCACGAACGTGAACGTCCCGCTCGACCAGTGGTTCGAGTCTTCGTTCACGATCAAGGACGCCGAACTGTCGAAGAGCTTCACCGATCTGGTGCAGGTCTATCTGCTGCCGGCGGCTCAGAACCTCGCTCGCGGCGTCGATCGCGCCCTTGTCGGCCACGTTCACAAGTACCTTGCGAACCGTGCCGGCCGTCTGAACAATCTCGACAAGACGAACGCCAGTGATTTCGTGCTTGACGCCCGCGAGCAGTTGAACATCAACAAATGCCCGGATGACACGCGGTATCTGGTCTTGTCGCCGCGGTCGGAAACCCCGATGCACAAGACGACCCTGTTCGTCAGCGCTGAACAGCGTGGCGACGGTGGGTCGGCGTTGGAGAACGCTCGTCTGGGCCGAATTCACGGCTTCGATAGCTACCTTGCGCAGAATGTCCCGTCGATTTCCAGCCCGTCTGATGTCGCCACTGGGACTGTGACGGATGCGCAGCCGGCCGGAGAGGCCGGTTCGCAGACGGTGGTCATCACCGGTTACGAAGTGGTTGTCGGTGAGTACGCGACGGTTGTCGGAAACGATCAGCCGACGCACATCACCGCGGCGACGACTGGTGCGGGCGACACGACCGCTGTCACGATGAACGAGGCGAACAAATTCGCTACGCTCGCCGGCGCGGTCATCACCGTTTACAAATCGTATGCCGTGAAGGGCGCGTTTGCTGCTGGCTACTCTGAAGGTGTCGTGATCGACGGTTGGACTGTCGCTCCGAAGGTCGGGCAGTTGATCGCGTTTGGCACCGGTGCCAGCCGCCGTGTCTACACGATCATCGAAGAGGAAAACGACGGGACCGACT